AGTGTCAAGGTAGTTGCCTTAGGCGCTTTGTCTAAACTGCCTAAAACCCTTACAACGGGCGTTTTAAGCAAGGATTTTGACGGCGACCAGATTTACACAATCTTGAGCGAAGCATTGTTTAATACTTGGAATGAAGTACCAGTTGCTACACAATGGAATACTTACACAGCCACAACAACTTGGGCTGATGCTGAAAACTCTGGACTTGGAGACATCGACCAACCAGGCGATTATGAATTAACTGCTCGCTCATCGAACACAACTGACATTTACAGCCTTGTATCTTCTCTGGCTACTTCTGGATTGGGATACCTCTTTGAGGACTCAGAAGGCAGAATTGGGTATGCAGACAGTACTCACCGAAGCCAATACCTTGCTGCTAACGGTTATGTGGATTTAACTGGTCATCATGCTTTGTCTCGCGGTATTCGAACTTCAAAGCGTTCAGGCGATGTTCGCAATAACGTCACAATTACTTATAAAGCAAATGCTCAGCAATCTGCAACTGATACTGAATCAATCGGAATCTATGGACAACAGGCTTATGAGATTACAACCTCACTTGAAAATGCAGCTGATGCCATATCTCAGGCTAATTTCTACCTTGCTTTGCGAGCCTTTCCAGAGGCTCAATTTAAGTCAATCACTTTTCCAATAAGCAGTCCTGAAATTGATGATACTGATCGTGATGCTTTATTAGAAGTGTTTATGGGTATGCCACTAAACATTACTGAATTACCTTCAAACATCACTAATGGTCAATTCCAAGGGTTCGTTGAAGGTTGGACTTTTAGCGCCGGCTACAACGCGCTTTATTTGACTTTAACTGTCTCACCAACGGCATATAGCCTCCAGTCCACACGTTGGAACGGAGTCTCAGCCCTAGAGACATGGAACACTTTAAGCCCAACCCTAGAATGGATTGACGCTACAATAGTAGCCTGATAAAGGAGAAACATGGCAACAACAACTAATTACTCTTGGGAAACCCCAGACGATACCGACCTCGTTAAGGACGGCGCAGCTGCAATCCGCACGCTCGGCTCTTCTATCGATACAACTACGAAGGCACTTAATCCATCAACAACACTTGGTGATGTCGAATACCGTTCCTCGACTGCTAATACAAATACTCGTTTGGGCATTGGTACAACTGGTCAGGTATTATCAGTTGTTGGGGGAGTTCCTGCATGGTCAACTGCATCTACAGGCATGACGTTACTTAGCACAACCGCATTAACTGGGGCAAGTGTTACAGTCAGTTCAATTAGCACATCGTATAATGATCTTAAGTTAGTTTTTGAAAATGTTTATTCTGCTACAGATGCTGTATTTATACAGACAAGATTTAATGCAGATACTGGCAACAAGTATGCTTATCAATTCTATAACACACAAGATGCAGGCGTGCGTTCTGGCAATACTGTTGGATATATTGAAGTTTCCAAAGTTAGAAACAGTTCTGGAAACTCGACAAGTGGATATATGTTGATTTCGGATTATAACAACATTAACTCCGTACCTGGCACCATGTCTTTCAATTACAATTTAACACATACACAAGGCGGTTCATTTACTTACAATAACGCAGCTGCTATCACATCAGTTACAGTATTTATGTCATCAGGTAACATCTCAGGCGGAACACTAAAAATCTACGGAGTTAAATAATGAGCGATTTAATTGTTAAAGAAGTAAATGCTGAAACTGGTAAAGAGATAATTCGTGAGATGACCGCTGAAGAATCAGCCGCTTGGTTCATCCAGCAAGAATTGGCACAAGAGCGTTTAACAGCCGAAACTATGAAAAAAGAAGCAATAGAAGAAGCTCTTTTGTCTGCAAAATCAAAATTGGCTGCACTTGGTTTAACTGAAAATGAAGTGAAGGCACTTGGGTTTTAATGAAACCTCGTCTATCTAAATCAGTTGTCCAACTAAGAGAACAGGCAGATGATGCTTATCCAGATCGAAAGCGTGACTCGGACGGGACAATCGGGGACGCCAAGCACTCAACCCGCAAGAGCGATCATAACCCTGACCCTGATTCAGGGATTGTCCGCGCTATCGACCTCGATGCTGATTTCGACAAACAAGCCTCCACAGCTGCTTACATTGCCGACCAGATTCGAATTGCAGCCAAGTCAGATAAACGAATTGCTTATGTCATCTTTAATCACAAGATTGCAAGCTCTCGAAGCCTCTGGCGCTGGCGCAAGTACACCGGAGTCAATCCGCACACAAAGCACATCCACATCAGCTTTACAAAAGCTGGGGATGAGAATCAAGCGTTTTTTAACATTCCATTACTAGGAGGAACAGATGACACAAGACCTAAAGAAGATGCTAGCAAGTTGGGGAAGAGCATTCCTAACAGCTGCTCTTGCACTTGTCGCTGCGGGCGAAACTAACCCAAAGAACATTGCTTACGCTGGTGCGTTGGCAACAATTCCACCGGTTCTACGTTGGTTAAATCCTAAAGATGAATCCTTTGGACTACGGTGAGCGCAAATGATTGGGCGGGACTTATTCTCGCTATTTTCTCGACGTTTGCTATTGTTGTTGGCGGTTTGCGTTATTTGGTTCGCGGTTGGCTCTGGACTCTTACGCCGAATGGTGGATCATCTCTCGCTGACCGATTGGCAAGAATAGAGACACGCCAAGAGCAGATGATGGAACTTCTCAAGAAGTAGGAGACACTTATCCACATGGCAAGAAAACCAACTAAAGCACTAGAGGAACAAGGTTACTCAAAACTTGATGCTTACTGCATCGGGCTTTATGAGTATTTTTGCAGTCTTAAACGAGCAGGCTTTAAAGAAGATGTTGCTATGTTTATGATTACTGAACCTCAATCCTATCCTGCTTGGATTTTGCCTGACCCAATCGACCCTGAAAAGTTTGGGGACTATCAGGATGACGATGAGGACTAATGACAGTAAAACGAATCGCTTGGATTTCAGATATTCAAGCTCCGTTCTTTCATGAAGCAGCAGTCAAGAATCTAGGCAAGTTTTTAAGGGCTTATAAGCCTCACCAAACTATCTGTATTGGTGATGAAATTGATTTACCTCAACTTGGTGGATTTGCTCAACCATGGCAAGAGGTTGAAGGCAACATCGATGAAGATCGTAAACTCACTTTAGAAATCCTCCAATATCTAGGCGTTACTGACGTCGTTGGCTCCAATCATGGAGCAAGAGTTTATAAGTCGCTATCTCGCAGACTACCGGCATTTATGAATCTGCCAGAGTTGCGCTATGACAAGTTTATGGGATATGACAAGGCTGGCATTAAATACCATCCAAACGGCTTTGACTTTGCTCCTGGTTGGCACACCTGCCACGGAGATGCTTTTCCACTATCAAACAAACCCGGCCAAACGGCATTGAATGGCGCAATGCGGATGGGTAAATCAATCGTGTCAGGACACACTCACAGACTGGGCTTATCTGCCCATTCAGAGGCCTCTGGAGGCCGATACGGGCGTATTGTGTGGGGTGTTGAGGTTGGCAACCTTGTAGACCTTGCAAGCCCGGGTATGGGCTACACAAAGGGTTATGCTAACTGGCAAATGGGCTTTGTGGTAGGCACACTTCACGGCAAGCGCTTTACGCCTGAACTTATCCCAATCGACCCAAAGGATGGCTCTTTTATCTACCAAGGCAAGCGCTGGGGTTAATGGACGATTTGACGTTAGACATCAAAAGAACGATTGATGATGCAGCTGACGAGACAGAATTGTTACCGTTTCGTTATCTAAATTAACGTGTAATTGTCTGCCAAATGTGAGACCGTAATCCTGTAGGCAACAATGTTTACAAGAACGGGAGCGAAAGAAATGGATCTACAAGTACCAGTAATTGTTTTACTACTAATTGCTAATGTTTTGTGGTTTATTGTCGGTTGGGCAATGGGCTATAAAGAATCACAAGATGATCATAAGTTTATTCTCCAGGCGAGTGAAAATGCGCGCTGATGACATCCTTGACGATGCCAAAGACCTCATCCAAGACAGAGGTAAAGATTACGGCTTGGCAGCTCTCAATCACCTTCGAATCTCCAAGTACTGGAGCACCTACCTTGAACGCGACATCCAGCCTCACGAAGTCGCAATCTGTATGGCACTTGTCAAAATCGCACGCTTACAAGAGACAAGCCTCCACTCGGACAGTTACAAGGACGGCGCAGCATACATTGCGCTCGCTGGACAAATTGCATCAACTGACTGGGCTGACCTTGACAGTTATTAAAGCTGCTCCAGGAGTTTGGTGCGATTATTGCAAGGTGCGATTTGGCACTAATTCTCCTTTAGGGCAAAAGGGTGCTAGTTACACAGTTATTTCAAATCATCCAAAGAGCCAAGGCGTTCGCAGGCATTACTGCAATGCGTGTGCTATTGAGGTGCAAACGTGGGCAGACGGTACAGTCTGGTCATTACCGGAACAAACCGAGTATCTAATGGGACAGGATGAATTACCTAATGTTTAATTTGGCAGATTATGAGACCGTTGAAACGCGTTTAGAAAAGTTTATAAAGGACTTCCCGGATTTTAGGGTCAGCACAGAATTGGAGTCATTTCAAAATGATAGATTCATTGTTAAAGCATACTTATATCGAACTTTCGCAGATAGCGTGGCGTTTTCAACCGGATACGCTGAGGAGAAGGTTACTGATCGTGGTGTTAATTCAACTTCAGCGTTGGAAAACTGCGAGACTTCTGCAATCGGTAGAGCGCTTGCAAACGGAGGTTATGCAGCTAAAGGCAAAAGACCTTCTAGAGAAGAAATGACAAAGGTTCAGCGTTTAAGTGCCAAAGACATTGCAAGAGCTAAAGAAGTACCAAGTTTTAAGACTGAAGAAGAAGCACTAGCTGCTGACCCCTGGTCAAATCAACCGATTTATAATGATCCAACACAGCCACAAGCAGTTACCGCAGCTGAGGCTATTGCTAACGTAGAGAACATTCTCGGAGTACAGAATCACGAAGAATGTGAACATGGAGAAATGCGCTGGAAGGAAGGCGAAAAGAACGGTCGCAACTGGGGCGGATTCTTCTGTACTGGGCCAAGCCAGGCTCCACATGCAGCATGTCCAACTCGTTGGTACAACCTTGCATCATCAGGCAAATGGGAAAAACAGAAAGCGAGAGTGTAATGGGATTTGTAGAGGTAAACATCAATGGTCAATGGATGAATCTGATGTCCATGTCCGTATCGTGTCAATTATGCAATGAGGAAGTAATCATCGCTCACTTGGCTAAAGCTGAGAACGCAGATATGCCCAACAATGCAACCTGGACTTGCAAGAAATGCCATGCGATCAATGGATAAAGAAACTCTTATTCTTTACCTAACACTAGCCTTGTTTATTGGTGGGGTCACCATGGGTTACATGGCTGGTATGAATCATGGCTAATCATCGCAAAAATCGAGGCTATAGAACTCAAAAGGTTTTAGCCGATTACCTCAAACAATGGTGGACTTATGCAGACACCGCTGGTGCTGGTCGTCAGGGTGAGGACATTCTGAACATCCCAACGATTAGCATCGAGGTAAAGGCCAGGTCAGACTTTCAGCCTTTGGCCTGGATTAAACAAGCTGAATCAAATGCAGCTGGTAAATTGCCAATGGTGATTATGAGATGCAATGGACAAGGAGAAGATGCAGGTGAATACCTGGCATTTGTCAAAGTTAAGGACATTATGCCGATATTGGCTAACGTAATACCGACAGAAGAAATCACAAGATGTACAGGCTGCGGAGCTTGGATGTTTATGAAAGGACAATGTTTAACATGCCAGTCTATGAATACAAATGCGTCAAATGCGAAATAAGCATGGAGTTGGAAAGGTCAATCCATGAAGAAGCAGATCCAATGTGTTGTTT